TTCATCTTGTAATTGTTTTGCTTGGTTAATAATTTCTTCTAATGTTACTTTTCTATTCTTTATATCTGGGAATAAAGAAATTAATGTTTTTTCTTTCACCCCTTTTATACCTTTAATCGTATCACTGTTGTCACCTATTATTGTTTTAATTAATGCTGCATTGTCTGGATGATGACTAAAGTACTCAAAATAATTGATATTATCAACATATTTTTTCAAATCTAGAAAATAAATTCTAACATTTTCTGAAATAAGTTGACACATATCTCTATCATTAGTCATAATAGTTATTTTTTCATTAATTTCGCTCTGTAAACAATAGTAAGCTATAAAATCATCACCTTCAATAATTTCATGCTGTAATTGTCTAATAAATAACTCTTCGAGGTATTCTTGAATCATTAGTCTTTGTAATAATTCATCTTCTTCTTTAGGATAAGTACCGTTTAAAAAATCTTTACCACGACCACTTTTATAAGGGTGATATATTTCATATCTAAGTTTACCACTTAAATTACCATCCCAAAAAACAAAAACTCTATGGTATAAATTTTCATTTAGTAATTTTCTTACCATTAATATAAACTGATAAAGGCCACCTATTGGTTGACCTTTATAGTTAACCTCGCTTTTGGCTCCATGGAAACCTACTTTATATAAAGCGTTTCCATCAACCAAAAGCGTGTTAATTGTTTCTTCTTTTACACCATATCTTGGTGGTCTTTTATTCAAAACATGTAATTTAAAAAGTTAATAAATTAAGCTAAATCTTCAGCTCCTATTGAATCGTTTTCTTCTTTTGTTAAATTAATATCACCGAAATCAGCATTTAATTTAGATAAAATAAAATCTTTATGTTTTGTTTTATAATCAGATAATTTTTCTGGATTCCAGTAACCATGAGATGTTGAAGCTAATTTACCCATTTGTTCGATACCATTAACTTGATTTTTTTCACATTTAACTTTAGCCTCAATACCATATTGATAATTCATTTTAACACCTTTATCAGTGATTTCAGCGTTTAATTTAGCTGTACCGTGTGTTAAAATACCACCAAAATGAATTATAAGTCTAGAACCATAAAAGAATGCTTCACCACCTTTATGTTTAATAACGGTATTCATATTATCAAACCAAATTTTTTGAACAGCAAAAAATGTATTAGTATATTCAGAATCACTTCTTTGTGAATCAGAAATTCTAAAGTTAAGAATTGATTTAAAACTAGTTTCTAACGCACCAGCATTCCACATATTGTTTTTAGATTTTGATTTAACACATCTAAAACAATCAATAGACCCAATAGAATCCCAAAGGAAACAAAGGTTTCTAGGTAAGTTACCAGCTTCTTGGTCATCTAAACATTCATCAATAAATCTTGCGATATCTTCAATAACTGGTTCATTTCTGGTAGGTTTAGATTTTTCTTTTGCCTCATCATAATCCCAATTTTGGTACATATCTAAAAGTTTTCTGTTGCTAATATACATGAAATCACCAACATAATCTTTATTACCATTTTCATCAATTATTTCTTCAAACTCAACACCAACTGTTTTAGCATGTTCCCAGTTAAAATTTCCTTCAGTATCAAAAATAATTGGTAAATCACCAATTCTATTACAACCAATAATCGTTTCATAAATCGAAGTTGATTTACCAGTATTTGAATATCCTCTAGCCAATGAAGTGTAACCTCTAGGAATACCAGGTATACCTAACGCTTCTTGAAAAGGTTCAGATAAAGGAACCCAAGACAATTCTTTTGGTTTAGATGTTCTTGTTAATCCTTTCGATTTTTGATACGCCATGATATCAAATGATTGTTTTTGAATAGTGCCTTTAGCAGGTTTAGTTTTTAACGCCATATTTTAATATATTAAATTGTTTATTATTTGTAAAGAAAAAGAGTGGATTATTCCACTCTTTAATTAAAGGTATTTTTTAGAATGGTAAATCATCGTCATCATCCTTAGATGCTTGAGTGGAGGTACTACTTAATTCAGTATTAGTACTAGCAACAGTGATATTAGATTTAACATTAGTAGAACCAATAGTTATTTCATTTTCTTCTTTAGAAGTTGGTGCTGTTAAAGATTCTTTATCAACCCATTTATTTTGAGCTTTATCGAAAGCTGGTACACCACCTTTAACAATAATCTCTAAATAATCATATGACCTTACACTATAAACATCTTCCCATGTTCTAGCATCAGAAGTCCATAAATTTAATAATTCTGGGTTTTCAGAAAGTGGTGAAGGGTCACAATGTGAAATAGATGATACAACAGGTTTGTTATTCTGGTCACGACTAATAGTGATTAATAAATCACGTCCAGTATTAACATCAGTGATATCTTTTTTAACAGCAGCTAAAACACCATAGATTTTATCAAGAGTACCTGTTTTACGGTAGTCATGATTAAAACGCCAAAACTTAACACCGTCACCTTCGTTATCTCTATCGATAACTTTAACTACGTACATTTTTTTAGCGCTATATTTTTTAGCTAATTCTTTATCTTTTTCTTGTCCTGTAGCTAATAATGCTTCACGAGCTTCACAGAAAGGACAATCTGTGTTTTTTTCGTGTTGTAAACATGCAAATGTTTTCCATTCGCCTTCTACTTGAATTTTATGACCATGCATCTCTCTAAAAGGTGATGTACCATCATTAGTAGGTAAAATTCTAATTGTTTTTGTTGCTGATTGTTCCTTGTCTTTAAGGAATGTAGAAAAATAATTTTTTAAATCGTAAGTTTTTTTCTCTTCAAATTTACGTGTTTCGTTGTTTTTGGCATACTGTGCCAACATTGCTTCTAATGTACTCATTTTTTTTTGTTTTTTGTATGTTATTGTTATTATGTAAATTAATTAAAAATATGTAAAAAATATCTGTTACAAATATACGTTAAATTTTAAAATATCAAGTTTTTTTTTGAATTATTTTAAAATAATATTTAAAACATTATTTATGCTAAAGTATTAAATATTTTTTTAAAATCTAGTTTTTTTTAGAAGAAAAAAAGCTCATAACGAGCTTTTTTTTATATATCTTCTTCGGTATAATCTTCTTTTGCTGGTGAATCAAATGTTTTTCTAACAGAAACTTCATTATAATCATCATCCACTTTGTCTTGTGTTAAAACATATTCTTTTTCTTTGCTTTCATCACCCATAACATTATAAGCACCTTCTTTATCAGACCAATAATCAGTTAATTTTTGACTGTAAGGAAAAGATGATAATGAACGCATTTCTAATTTTTCAACAGGTGTTGGATTTCTTTTAATGATTTCTTTTTCTAACCCCTCTATTTTATTAGTTATAGCATCCATAGCGGTTATTCTTTGTTCTAAATCAGAAAACTTTTTAAGTAATTCTTCAGTTTTAGAATTTGCACTATCAGCCGCTTCTTTAGCTTCTTTAGACCCAGTTACCAAGTCTGTAACATCGATTTCTTCTTCATTAGATTCTGGTGTTATTTCAGTTTCTGGTTTTTCCATTTCACCCTCTGGTGTTTCAGCGTTTGCTGTTGTTTTAGAATCATCTTCTGGTGTTATATCTTCGATAGGTGTATTAGTTATCGTTTCATCACCAATATTAGGTTCTTCTTGTTCAAGAAACCAAGAATATTCAGATAATAATCTGAATTTTTTTATTTCTTCATTTAATAAAGCTTTATTTAATTTTTTTCCCATTTTTTCTAAATATTAAAATAATAATTGTCTACCGTCTTCGGTAATTATTTTTTTGTTAATGCGTTCAATAAGGCTCTTATCACCTTTAATCACACAAACACCAGAACTACAATCCATATTAGGGTCTTGATTACCCAACATAGAATCTAATGTATTATTTAATGCTGTTGTTTTATCTGTGTTTGCGGTTTTTTTATTAGTTTCCATAACATTATTTTTTAATAACTATATTATCTTTAATATAAATATCTTAAAAAAATTAAAAAACTCGCTTAATATCCAAAAAGGTTAATTCATTATTATTAATAATCATCATTTTATTTTGATAAGACGACCAATCTATCTTGACGTTTTTATAATTTAAATTACCTATTGATTCTGTGTTAGTACTTTCAATTAATTTATTTAAAGCATTAATAGTATAAAGGGTTTCACCTTTTTTATGTATAGAAACTGCATTTGGGAAAATTTCTTTTAAATTTAAACGTTGACCTTCTGGTATTGTTAATCTAAATGTTAATATAAATTTAGAATCATCATCTAATATTTTATAACAAAAAACATTTTCTTTTTTTATGTTAAATTTTTGATTTAAAAAATCAACAAACCAATCAATTCGTTCTGGGAATATAAATGATGCTAATAATATTTTTTTATCCATGGTTAATAGAATATAAGTATGGTATGTATCTGACCTTATTTTCTAGCCTCTCAACATTTTTTTTATATTCTATAAGTATCTCATTAGACTCCAAAAAGACATTACATTTATGTTTTATTTTTAACATAATCCTATTAATGTTAGCGTCAATAAAACATAATTGTTTTAAATCTATACCAAATATTAATTTATCACCATAAATATAAATCATATTATTATCTTTATAAGCAACACTTTTTGTTAAAGATAAAATTTTCTTAATAATTTTTCTTAATTTTTGTTTTCCAAATAAAATGGCATCAACATAAACATAATTAACATCTGATATTAAGTCTAAATATGCTTGGTACATAAATTTGTTAATATCATCTTCTTGTAAAGACCTATTTTCAGTTTTTTTAAACGTCCAATATAGTTTTGGACC